CGCTCCTTTGACTTCAAGAGGTACAGTTGGCGATGCCTCAAGGATGCCAACTCGATTATTAGTGCTGTCAACTTTGAGTGTAGATGTATCAACAGTCAAATCGCCAGTTACAGTAAACGTCTGCGCTTCTGTAACGTCATTAAAATCAACGGGCTTTTTACCTATGTACGACATTAGGTGATCTCCATAATGCTCAACGTTGCGTCAACACCTGCACTAGAACTGCAATCGATCTTGACAACATCTGTAGTCTGTAGTACAACCTTGTTACCAGACAGGAACTCAAGAGACGATCCCGCCGGGATTGGCGCATCGTTGATCAAGAATACTGTCTCGTTTGTTTCCGTGTCAGAAGTATCTGACTCAAGTTTAACGTCGATAGTGACCTGTGATGCACCACGATTGGCAACAATCAGACCCAGAACCACTGAAGTCGTTGAACTTGGAACGGTATACAAAGTGTCAGGTGTGCCAGACGATGATGGCATCGAGGCGTTGGTTTTCACTTTAAACGTGTTAGCCATAATTACTCCTGTTCGCTTCTATATTATATATTGTTTTGTTAGTTATGTCAACCCAGAGCGATAGCTAGAGCCGTTGCATCATCAGTAGTTGCAAGGGTTCCAGTTACGGTAGGTAATGTGAGAGTTCCGGTGTTGCTGATTGTGCTGATTACCGGAGCAGTAAGAGTTTTGTTAGTCAAGGTTTGAGATCCCGCTAGGGTAACAACTGTGCTGTCGATAGCCAACGTTACAGCGTTGCCTGTCGCGCTAGAGTCGATGCCCGTGCCGCCGCTAACAGTTAAAGTCTCACTATCTAAATCAATAGCAATAGTGCCGCTGTCTGTGGTGATATCAAGGTCTTCAGCAGTAATCTGTGTATCGACATAGTCTTTGACTGCAGCACTCGTCGGCAGGGTGGTATCGTTATCGTTAGACCCGATGCCCTCTGATTCCGTAACGATTGCTGCGGCAGCAAAGTCAGCAACCTCAACGTTGCTCAAACTGTTTCCTGTACCGTTAGCGTCGAACGTTTTGTTGGTTAGAGTGTGAGTGCTTGCAGCAGTAGTAACTGTGCTGTCGATGGCGAGAGTAACAGTGTTACTAGTTGCGCTAGAATCGATACCTGTACCACCAGCAACTGTCAGTGTTTCACCGTCTAGATCGATAGCGATTGTGCCACTATCTGTGGTAATGTCCAAATCTTCTGCTGTAATTTGAGTATCAACATAATCCTTGACTGCAGCACTGGTTGGCAATGTTGTGTCGTTGTCGTTCGATCCGATGCCCTCTGACTCTGTAACAATTGCAGAAGCCTTAAAATTATCCACCTCAACGTTTGATACCGTGTTGTTATCAATGTCGAGAGTTTTGTTAGTCAGACTCTGAGAGCCTGTTAGTGTTGCGACGGTGCTGTCGATAGCCAGCGTGACCGTGTTACCTGTTGCGCTAGAGCCAAGACCTGTGCCTCCCGCAACAGTCAAGGTTTCACTATCGAGGTCAATAGCAATAGTGCCGCTGTCTGTTGTGATGTCTAGATCTTCAGCAGTAATCTGTGTGTCTACATATGCTTTGACAGACTGCTGTGTTGGAACTAATGTTGCACTGTTACTGGACATGTCATCTTCGTCAACAAACGCTGTGATTGTGATGCTTCCGTCAGACAGACTACCATAAGTGACTGTGCCTGTTGTTGTGATAGCGGATGACCCGTTGTCGATTGCACCGAACCCGCTAGTGATCGAACCAGCGTTAAGAGCACCAACAGTTGTTACGTTAGATAAAGTATCTAGAGCCGACTCAAAGTATGTTTCAAAATCAGTCAGAGCAACTTGCACCATTGTGCCGTTGTCGTTGACGACTACACGGTCAGCATCTGCAAGCGTTGTAGAAGTAGCGGAGGTTCCACCGTCTACAATGTTTAGTTCGGCAGCGGTTGAACTGATAGCTGTGCCGTTGAAATCAATCGCGTCGAGATAGGCCGTGCCGTCTATGTACAGGTCTTTGAACTGTGCGCTGCTTGTGCCGATGTCGATGGTGTTGTTGGCATCTGGTGTAAGGGCCGATCCAAACGTGACATTATCAGCAGCTGTTCCAACTACTGTTACTCGCGCACCCTCACCCGCTGTGCCATCGTGATTGTGGCCTGTGCTGGCGTTAAATGCAGCTAATATCTGGTTAAATTCGTCATTACTATCGGCAGCGTCAATAACGTCGCCGTCCACATACGTTGACTGTCTTGCTGAATATCCTGCCATTTTCTACCTTCTTCCTCCGGGGGTAAATTCTAGTTGGTATGCTTTGAGTGAGAACGGGAGTAGACCAGAGGTGTCGTCTACTCGAACCGCTACTGTAAATCCTGAACCCTCTACTGTTTGCCTTACAAGAGGAGAACCTGATGATCCGTACACAGCTGTCCCATATTTACTTGCTGTTAGACCGTATATTGCAACAGAGCCACCACTTGTTAAGGCGTACGCTGATGGCTGTGCTGCTGACGATGCGTTAAAGTCATATCTCATACGAAACGTTGAACTAACTGCACCTTCGTTGTCGTAGTTCCAGACGATACGTTGCATGTTTTTACGAATACCAGCATCGCCCATAAAGTGTGCTGGGGAATCGTACACCGCTGAAATTGATGTCCCATCAAATGTTCCGCCGGATTCTTGTATGTATACGTATCCGTCGTAGCCCCCATGTAAAACTGTTTCTACACCGCTGATAAAGCCTGATACGCAACACGCTGCTTTTATACCTTTGATGTCAGCGTATTCCCATCCGATACCGCCTTCGACACCTGCCTTGATAACACCGATAAGACCTCGTGCGGATGCTTGTGCTTGTGCTTCCGTAGGGTAGAATAGACGATACTGACTCTTAGATCTGATTACGACAGATGACAGTCTAGCTGTGCCTATCTCGTCGATTCTATCCTGTATTTGTTTGGATACAGTTCCTAGCTCAACGTCAGCGATACGTTCAGTACCTGCTATAGTACGCAACCCATCAGGAGCAAGATAGATAAGATCACCGCCTATCTCCTGAACACTAAACCCGTCTAAGCAACCTATGCTACGGGTGACAGGTTGTAGTGCAAAGTCAGCTTGGGAGTTACCTTGAATCACGTATATCTGATCTTCACAGAATACAAACAAACGTTCACGGAACACTTTGAGCTTTCGTATTGCGCTATCTACTTTGATAGATCCTGCGCCATTGGCTGCTGAAAAATCATCCTCATCGAACGGAGAACTAAATATCATCTCTTGCGGCGTTCCCGACATACCTGCATAGAACATGTGGTTCTTGAAGGCAGCGACTCGATTAGCTCCTGCAACAGAACTAGCACCTACGTCTGTAACACTACTATTGTCATACACAGAGGGTGCGTTCTGCCCATCTACCCATATTACTTTTTCTGTGTTATTGAAGTTAAAAACCTCAAACTCGTATCTTCCGGCGGATGTACGCCCTGTATCAATCGATGTCCAGCCGCTACCCGACCCTTTGTATACTGCAGTCCCTTGTGCAGCAATAACTTGATCTTTGTAGATTGCTACGCCTAGTATAGTTCCCGATGATCCGCCCACTTGGTTTGAGTCATACTTGGTAAAGCCGTTGATGCGTCGGTAGCCACCTTTGATGTCGGGCTCAAAGTTTTGAAGCTGTGTAGCTGCACCCGGAGGTATTGAGAATGTGTCTCTGTCAAGAACCAGACCACCTCCAAGTCGTACCACAAATGGACTAATAATTGAGGTATCTGGCATTAGACTGCTCTCATATAGTCTTTACGGTTGATGAGCTCAACTCTCATACGGCGTAGCCCTTGCTCATAGTCTCTCTGTGCAAACTGTGCAGCTTGTGGATCCGAACGTAAAAGGTACGCATAATACTTTGCTCTGTTGATTATTACATCATGAAAACGGTCAGGAATAGCTGGAGTGTCGGTATTAGCAGCTAAATCTGGTTTTGTTGTGTAATAAGCGTAGCGAATAGTGTAGGTGGACTTGTCTGGAGCCGGAGACAGGCCAATCTTATCATCCGGTGTATGGTACACAAACTCTGGCAATCCTTCAGAGCTACCGTCTGGGTTGGTGTCGGACTCGTGGTACTTGTCAAGATACTCATCATAGCTGATATAATTGAGTCTTCTCTCAGGTAAACTCGTAGACTCTTGCACAGTAAATGTTGACCACTTCAGTGTTTTAGCGTCAGCTTCGAAGTTGTAAAGCCTCTGACCGTCTACTGTTGTGTCTGAATCGTTTGATACAGTGAAAGGCCATTCCACTTCGGAGTTGATTATATCTCGTTGTGATTTGTTGATAAAGTCAGCTACAGCCGTCTGAATACCACGAGTAGAGGTGACGTTAGTGACCTCCACTTCATTAAGCTCTCGTAAAACTGCGTTGCAAAGTTGTAAGTAATTCATTAGCTACTCTTATGAGGTTCGTAGTGTTCTTCAACGGATGTAGTCACATCAAAAGTTCCGCCACTCTCCATGTGACAAACAAGTTTGTCTCCAGCATTTAAATGGAGAAGAGAACCTCCGGGAATGATATCCGCTACAGTATTTGCAGACATAGCCAGATCGTTGACTAAGTTTTTATATGATGTGGTAGAAGCATGATATATTTCAATGCTAACTTTTTTATTGTTTGTAGAGCCATTTGTTATGTGTAAAAACCTCACTAAACCATCGTGATTAGCAGGACAAGTGTATAGCACATTGCCGCTTGCCCCTCCAGAAGTTGCACTTATAGTAATAGATGCTGTGGTAAATTTTGCAACGTTAAGAACAGACATTAGTACATCGCCCGTCTTGAAGTGCTACCACATGAGTACATCTTGCCTCCGTGCGCTGCCTTTGTACGCACATTGGTGGGTTTACCGCTTACACCTTGTGCTTTTGCACGTTTACGACGAACCGCACTTGCCTTCTCTTTTGCAGACATTTGATTCGCTTTCGCACGAGGGACACACTTCGGATAGCCAGATTTTTTTAAACTCGCCTTTTTTCTTCCGCAAGCGGGATGGCCTCCACCTTTTTTCTTGCGGCTGATGTCTACCCAATCCCCCTTCGGTCCTTTTCCAAACCATTCTTTTAGGCTCATTAGTAAGTTCCGCCACGTTTCTTATAGGTCCTAACCAACCAAGCATTTGCGTAAGCACTTGGATATACTTTAAATTTTCTCTTGGCTTCTGATTTTACACGAGAATAGAGAGCCTTGTTCTTGGGTGTTGGGCTCTTTGATTTCTTAGTTTTTGAAGATGTTTTCTTGGTCATTTATAGTCACTCTTTCAAATGGATGACTGGGTTCACCTGATAAAAGAGTAAGTGCTCCCAGTTTTAAATCTGCCTCAATCCAATCTTCCAACGCTTGTTCCATCTTTTCGTATACTTTCTCAACGTCTGTATCAGCGATAAGAACGCCGTTGAAGAAATCGAACATCTGTTCTGCGTCTCGTTTCTTGGACAAGTACCTATGTGATAGGGCCTGTATAATCAATTGACTCATAGAACACTCCTTGCCTCTATGATACAGTAAAACTCCGGAAAAGTCAACTAAAATATAGAATAACTTTTTCCATCATACACCAAACACTCTTTTCGGTTGTTCTCCTCAACTACTGAACAGTGTATCCATCCAGAAGATGGATCGTCGGGCGTATAGTATTCTAGTATTAGTTGATCAAAGTTAAGGTTACTTCTAACCCACTCTGCAACTTCTTTGTTGTCAAATCCGGGGAGTTCAAAGTCTACAGCCTCACCTTTTGCGTGTTGGCTCTTGGCACTAGACCCGATTGCCTCACACAGAGCTACACTACGGAATCCAGAGGAGGGAACAAACGGTACACCGAAATGATCTCGAACAGGCTGTAATATCTCAGCACACACTCTCTGTAAGCTCTCAGTCTGCTGTTTATTCGGCGTGTTATCGATACCCATACGAGCCGCAGTTTGACTGCGTGTGAGTTCAGATAACGTGAAGTTATACGATAGTCTCACAGATTTAGCCTTTTATTCTTCCTATCGACTTCAAGCCAAATGAAGCAGCTATACTAGCCATAATTGACCAACTTAGCCATTCTGGAAGGTCCTCTCTTAAAAAACGAAACCCATCCTCGATATAAGGCTGGGCTGGGGGATAGAAACAGGCTGATAGCAATAAGACGAAAAAAACGGTCCACAATTCGTCTTTCCACGAGTCTTGACTAGCTCGTGCTTGTTCAAGTTCCCATGCTCCGTCTTGCTCTACTTTTTTTGTTTTTGCTTCAATTTGAGCGACGGCAAGTTTTTGTTTGGCTTGAGCCTTCTCAGCACGGTTCTGCATCCAAGTTCCAGCGAGATTAGCTACGGGGCCTATCAATGCTTGTAACATTTTAACACTTCCACCTCTTACGGGCTTGACGCAATCTACTGTTGGGATCTTTAGCTGCTTTAGGGAACTTTTTCATCTGCCCTGCAGAACGTGCACAGTACGACTTACGACGTGCGGCACGAGCCTTTGACTTAGGTTTATCTTCAGTGACTGCTGTCTTTAGTTTGCTACCGGGATTTTTACGGCGGTAGGCAGCTACGCCCGCCTTTGTCATGCCCGCACCAGACTTTGTGGGGCGAAAATTCTTTTTGTTACGCTTTGGCATTTTGTCTTGTTTACGAGCCATAATTATCTCCAGTGAGATGGGGGAGCCCGAAGACCCCCCCTAGTTCACTTACGCGAACGTTGCCGCAGTTTCGGCAGTGCCGAGTTCTGCGATAACAGCAAAGACACGTACTTTACCGTCGAACGTTGCTGTGTTAGCAATCAGATCGATGGTGTCAGCAGCGGTGTACAGTTTCGCTGTACCTGCAGCGTTGTTGATCTCATGTCCGGTAGCAGTACCAGAAAGAGCCGCAACGTACAGGTCATCATCAGCGTCATCACCTAAGTCAAGAACTGGAGAACCAGTACTTGCAACGGTGAGGACTTCAACACCAGCCATCAGAACCAGAGTGTTAGCTTTCATTTCGAAAACTTCTACTGAGTCTGAAGTAGTTAGGCTTGTGCTTGAGAAGTCAAGAACGACTTCAATGATTTGTGGCTTGATGCCGACGGGAACGCCAGCAACAGCACCAGTTACAGTATATGTAGCCATAGTCTAGTTCTCCCTTAATCCAAGCTCACAACGCCACGAACGATTGCTTCAGGGCGAAGGACTTTTTGTCCAAACACGTGAAGACCACGAACGATGTCGCTGAAGGTTTCAGTTGAACGAACAACTTCAGTCTTCGCAATGTGCGAAGCTGTAGCAGTCGAACTCATGTGACCGCCCAGAATAACGTTTTCTGTGCCGTCTGTTGCCAGACCTGTCAGTGTCACTTGATCAACAGCACCCGTAGAAACGAGAGCAGTTGACTTATAGCACTGGAATCCAGCAATGTTGCCCAACGCTACAAGACCGTTACGCAGTGGGGAAGTTGCGTCGCCAGTTACCTGAACTTCGGCAAACTTCGCACCAGCTGAGAAGAGGTGCTTGTAGAAAGCTGGGGGAGCAACAAACCAACGGTTCTCTTCTGGAACAGATTGGTTGTCAAGGGACTCAGCCATTTTCAACATTGTGTTCACAGCAGTGTCACCCGGAGATGTAGCACCACCGATATCCAGAGCAGAACCGAGAGTACCGATACCTGCAATTGTAGATACAGAAGCACCAGACTCACCGTTAAGGCCACAGTCAGTTGCGATTTGATCCAAGACAACTGCGTCGTACTTGCGCTTCAGGGAATATGCACCTGAAGAAGTAGCAAGAGCTTCGAAGTTGACGTGGGATTGACGCTCTTCAATGTCGTCAATTTTAAACGCGAAAGCGTTTGCTTGGTCAACAACCATAGTAATTTGATCGTCAGCCAAGTCTTGAGGGTTTACCACTGAGCCACGTGAGTAGCTAGATACAGTAATTGTCGGTTCTTTAATGATCCGAACTGTGTCGCCAAAGTTTTCAATTTCGCCAGCGTAATCGGTATTCGTAATATCTTCTGCAACCGAAGCACGACGGAAAAACTTGAGAACTTTCTGGCTAAAAATTTCCGGTGTAAAATTACCGGAAGGCAGGTTATTATGACCTGATGCACTATTGAAAGCCATCTTATTATCCTTCCATGTTATATATGATGGTTAAGCGTTATAGTCTATGCGCCCTTCTGCACGAGCCTTATCGAGTTCTGCTTCGTTAGATTCGAACTCATGAGGTTTCATGCGGCCTATTTCAGAGGCTTTCCACATTCGCTGCCCGCCGTCACCGTTAACGTTAACCTCTTTTGATTGACGTTTGGTTACGGAATCTGCGGCAGATGCAGATGGTCTACCTCTTTTTTTCTTTGACAAACCACTGTCAGCTTTATAAAGATCAATGACACGTGCTGCCATCTTTGCGTCGGTGTTATTCTTATAAATAGCATCGCTCAAAGACGAAGGTTGTTCGTCCAACCACTCAAGAAACTTTTCGTCATTACGGAGGTCATCAAAGTCCTCGTGGTAACGCAGAAGCTCCTGATAGGCTTTCTGTACTTCCATATCCTGTTCACGGGCTCGTAGTTGTTCGACTTCACTACGAAGTTCTCCCAACTGACTGTCCGCTTTCAGGGCAGATACTGTCTCAACAATACCGTAGACATCGGGATATTCCTGTTTGAACTGCTCTAACTCCTCTAGGCTCTTAGGAGCTTTGAGTCGTGTGAGCACATCAAGTTCAGGAGAAGATTCCCCTTGTGCGGCGAGATCGGCTTTCTCGTCTTTCCATTCTGATAGTTTTGTATCATAGTGGCGTTTGAGATCGTCGTATCGCTTCTTGTAGTCTACGTCTTCTGACTTTTTATCAGAGAAACCTTGTTCTTCGGGAGTAGCCTCCTGAGAGGGGTCCGCTTCTTGGGCTTCTACTTGTTCATCGTCTTCGTCCTTATATACGTCGTCACGGTAAGAACCACGATAAAGTCCAGTGTTGTTGATTGTTCCAAAGGAATCGTTTGGTTTGTTGGCGCGGTGGCCTCTTGCTTTTGCCATGTTACTTCTCCTGTGCAGGGCCAATTAAGGGTAGCTGCTTCGGTTAGTGATATAGACAGGGCCGCTGGCAACGGGTAGCTGTCCTATTTCTTGGGGACGAATCCCCCAGAATCCTGTTGTTCCTCTTCTGGAAGAACTATTTTTTGAGTAATAGCGTCTTCAGGAACTTTAAATCTAGTGTCTTTACTGTACAGTTCTTGTTTGTATGCTTCTTTCTCTCTCATTAAAGTGTTATACTCACTTTGAGGGATACCGAAGTCCCCATACTTTTCTATGTAATTGTCTAAAGAAGCCTCAACTTCTGCGCGAGATAAAATGCCACCTTTCCTGTCGTAAGTGGGTATTTCGTATATTTTATCTCCTCGTCTCACTCCTGAAGTATAAGCAGTTGTGGGTTGACCATACTGATTTCGTGCGACAGTTTTACTTCTGATAGTTTCTAGATGATAATCAATCTCTGGCATAAAATACTTTTTTATGTAGTCGGGAAACTCTTGTTTTGTTTCTCCACCTTCAGCGAACTTTTTTTTTACGAATCCGCCGCCTTGTTTTTCAACGTATTCTTTACCTGTTTCTGGATTTACTAGGGATTTTCTACTAAAAAGTCTAGGATCGAAATCTGTAACTCTACCTTCCTTTGACAAGATAGACGGTATTTCAGAATAACTATAGCCCTCACCTGTCATCCGTAACGCTCGTAGCTTCGCTTTATTCTGTGCGATGGGCAGTCCAGAAATAAAATAAGCAGCAGAGTCATATTGGTCCTCAAGTGCACCCCTTAGTTTAGTTAGACCGCTACTAAATAAAGTATCTTTTAATTGATCCTCTGGATGATAGCGATATCCATAGTTATACCCGTTTAAAAGATCATTGGCTAATTCAGGATTATCATCAAACCAATCTTTTATAGCTTGTTCAGTGTAAAACTTATCAAGAGTACCTCTATAATCATCTACATGGTTCTTCTTAAATTTTTTAGTTTTAGATGGGCCATCATAGATTAATTTCTCATACTTTTCTTTTCTAAATGCACTGACTAAAAAGTCATGCAAATTATCATTTGCTGTCTTAGCTCTTTCTTTAATTTCATTGACAATAGGAGGACCAGAGTAAGGTTCCGGCTCCATATTCATATCTGGGAGAGGTCGGTCAGGTGGGTCTTTTACATCATCTAAAAATTCATTGTGATACTTCTCGTAGATGTCTGGAGTAGATGGAGTAGGTAAATCCTCTGTTATGTCCTCGTTGTTAGCTATAAACCCACCCGTTTGCGCCATCTGAGGGGCCTCTTGAACAACCTCTTGTGGAGCTTGTGGAGCTTGCTGTGCGGGCTGTTCTTGTTGTGGTTGTTGCTGCGCTTCAGCTTCTTGCTGACGGCGGGCTACTTCACGTTTACCTCTGTTGTTAATCTTTTCGAGTACGTCGTAGCCAATAATCTTTGCGAGAGTAGGTTCGATGTAGACCTCGCCTTTTGACACAAGCAGGTCAACTGCCTCTTCGTCTCCAGCTTCATCCTCACCTGCAGATATCTCAACACCAAGACGACGAGCAACGCCAATAGCATCCATAATCATTGTCTTGATATCACCATATCCTGCTACCTCTGCAGCGGCGGCGTTGATAATGAAAGACCCTTCAGGAACATCCATAGGTATATCGTCAGCGACTGTTTCAGCAGGAGTGGCATTTTCAGATTCAATCACGCCTGATGCAGGTCCAGCGGGTGCTTCTTGTGGTATGTCCTGCGGTACTACTTGAGAAATACCCCCGGTAGCCATAGGCATCAAATTGTCTACTTGATCTTCTAGAGTAGTAGAAATTTCACGGCCTGATATTCCTAACATGGCTCTTCGAATAATAACAGCTTCTCGGGACGTATCTGAGTCGTCTAGTAAAAATGCTAACATGTTTAAACTACAACCTCTCTACGTCCAATTATGTATTGACCATCTGAATATGTGTAAGCGTAATCTTGTCTGACAGAAGTCCCAATCAACTTTCTACCTTTGCCCATTCCCTCATAAACATTTTTGTTAATCACAGTGCCTGAATTATTTGCAATATACGCTTTGGCTTCTGCCTCTGTACCAAATGACCCAAACTCATACGTCCGTACATTTCTATTAATATTACCTACAGAAAAAACTTGTTCTTTAACCTCTAGATGATTTTCAAATCCAACTGAATATTTGTTTTTAGTAAAATTTAATTCTTTTTTAAATTTACCTGTCTGATCTCCAATTTTTAAAGAACCGCCTGTAAAACTAGCATTACTTTTATCAGCGTAGTCCTGTGCGGCTTTTTTACTTCCGAACGCCATATATCCGTACTTAGGAGTTTCTCTATTTTTAAATCCTCTGTCTTTACTTACAAATCCTTGTTGATCGTAGAGTCGAGAGGCTGTTATATTCTGTGTGTCAAGAAGCATTTGACCAGCAAATGCACTAAAACTTTCTTGACTGTTGATGATGTCTAGCGGAGTGTCTTCACTAGGTTTTAAGGCTCCTGATTTTAATAACGATAGCACCATGCCTTGTGCACTATACGATGCGTTTCTGTTGCCTTGTGCAGCGTAAGAAGGACTATTTGTTATATAGCCTTTACCATATTTATCTGCAAACATTGTTGCAATTGCTTTTTCGTCTACAGTAAATTTGTAATCATCAACGAGCGTATTTAAAGTTTCTGTAGCAGCGTATGTGTGAGCATCTGCCCAATGGCTGTGACCCAAAGCACCTCCGTCTGATCCTCTAACAAGAGTAGTGACAAACTTGCCATCTTTATACTCTACAATGCCTTCTGACCTGCTGAAATCTTGATCGTGCGTTAACATTTTTATAAGTTCAACCCCAGTGTAAACGGCTACGATAGGATTTAAAACACTAGCAACACTTGCAGCAGTGAGATTTGCAGCCGTTTGTTCTGCTGTTAATGCAACTACAGCGTTTGATACCGCTGCGGAAGTGAGAAGACCTGATTCCACACTTGGATTTTTTATAAATTCATCCAAAGAGGTTGCTACGTCTACTACTATGAGAGCTTTATTTGCAAATTTAGCTATGTCAGATTTAGATCCCGGAAGTGATCCTAAGTCTGTATAGTTTTCTAAAATACGATTTGTGCCTTCGTAAGCTGAAACAGCATTTTTTATAGTAGGGTCATCAACAAAATCAGCTATTGAAGATACCGCACCAACATTCAAAAGTCCTGTAGACAAAAACTCAGGAACAGTAAAGTTAGTTCCAAATTTTTCAGAAACTGTGCTATTTAAAGAGTCTATCCTATCTAAAGTAGATTGAGCGTTTGCCACTGTCGGGTCGTCGTGGAATTTTTTCATTTGAGCAAGAGCATCATAGGTGTTTTTACCAACACTGCCGTACCCATCAAATGAAGGTGCGAGATCCTCCAGACTACCTAGATCAATATCTTTGATAAGATCCTCTAGTCCCGAAGTAATACCGCTTATAAAATCTTTTATACCGTCAGGTGTTTTTAAATCGATATTTATTAAATCAAACCCGTCAGGTAATTTAAAATCTCCTATTTCGATATCGCTCAAGTTTAATTGAGGATTCCACTCCGGTATTTTTATTCCAAAATCTTTAAGATCAAAATCTAAATCTAGGTCTAACGTATTCTCAGACTTTTTAATCTTAATACTTCCGTCATCATTAAATTCAAAATTATCATAAAAATCAGATGTCATATTACGTTCTTGTAAACGTAAATCTTTTTTGTTTTTACGGAAAAGTTCAAAGAACAAGTCTTGATTGCGTGGCCCTACACCAAAAGGACCTTCATACTCAAACAGTGCAGGAGAATCAACAGTAGGCGATTTAACAGCCGAAAAATCAAGTTCAGGAGACTCTACAGCAGGAACATCTGAATCTTCCGTGCCTATGTTTAAGAAAGACTGATTAGTTTGTACTTCTGACATTTTCTTGTTTTATCACTGCGGCGTGATTATCCTTCAACTTGAGGAGGGTTTCCAGTAAAGCCGTCTTCCCCTGCAGCTGGCGCAACTCCGGTTCCGATTGTGCCGTCACCAACCCCCGAATTGTCAGTTGGTGGAGGTCCTTGAGGTACGCCTCCAGCCCCTCCCATGCCTGTTGGTTGTTGACCAGCGGGGCCACCTTCTGGGCCTGTTCCTTGTTGAGCATTTTGTAAACCTTTCAACATTTCTGCGTAGATTGCCGCTTCATTCATGTCGTTGACAAGACTGTCAGGATCGATGTCTTGTGATATCGCCAACTCTCTCATGAGGTTTGGTAGTTTGATAAACGGTGCTAACATTGGGTTAGATACAGTTTGCAATAGAGCAGTCAGTCTTTGTGTTCTAACTTCTTTCTGCATGACAGCAGAAGCACCACGAGGTTTAATCTCTAAGTCGCCTACAATGTCCGGTGCATCATCGTTGAACTGCATGTTCCACTGGAAGTATGACTCACCTAGAGGCTTGAGCATATAGTCGTCGATGTTCTTGATGACAGTCTTCATGGACAGACTAGCAGAACCGAGTAACATCGACAGACCTGCTGCTGTGCGTCCTGTTCCTGTAACACCTGTTTGACCGTGCATGATGGATGGTATGCCTGTTTCTTCATCAGCAAGCTGACGGGCGATTTGATACATCTGAATATTCTCACCAGCAGTGTTAGGAAACTTCAAACCGTTAATCGCTGTTCCTGTAACTCCCGACTGCCGTCGGAAGATTTTTCCGGGGAAGATATCGAAGTTCTGTCCCGGAACTAGGGCTGCTTCATCTACGTCAAATACGAGATTGCCAGCAAGAGCGAGGTTGTCAATCGCCATACGCATATGCCCGTTCATGAGCATCTGTGCGTCTTCCATGTTCTCGGCAACACCAACACCAAAGATGTTGTAAGGGTTTACCTCAAACGGTACAGCGTGGTACGGGATACGAGCCGGAGTAAAGGGGTTCAACACACAACGTAAAACACGAGGACCGCAGATCCATGCGTTAATCTGGACTTGATCGAGGTCATCCATACCAGAAGGTAAGTCCATGCCTATATCTTTAGCAAAATGTGCATCAAGCACACCCCAGTATTCTAGAACCTCAAAGCGGTTATCTTGATAAGCGGGGTCATTCTCATCGTTACGGACAGTATCTTCATAGTATTTGTCTGTATAGTTAGGGCCATTTGCAATTACATCAGCAAGAACCTGCTTGTCAAAGTAGGGCTTATTCTGCAAAGCACGAAGTT